GGTGGACCTCCAAGGAATTTTGACGGTCGCAGCCGGTGAGGCTTGGCCACTGGCGTTGAGGGTGACCCGGATCTGGGTGTCGCTGAGCACGATGCGCTCAATCCGATCTGTAATGGCCTGACCCGAATCATCTGCGATATCTAACTTTCCCCGAACGGCTTCCTCGACGACGCCCTCGATGTCGCGGGCGGGTACGCGCCCGATCGAACCCGCCTTATCCTTTCGGCCGCGGAGTAAGGCCGAGCTAACGTAAAAGCGATATCGAACGCCGTTCTTGCTGGAAAAACTCGGGCTCATGAGATTGCCCCGGTCATCGTACAGCTTGCCCATGAGCAGCGCACCGCTTTCCGAGCGCTTTACCTTTCGGTGGGTGGCGGCGCTTTTGAGCAGCTGCTGGACTCGATCGAAGATCCCGTAATCAACGATGGCCTCGTGTTCGCCTTTGAACCATTTGCCGCCATGGTGCATCTCGCCGAGATAGATCCGGTTCTTGAGAAAGTAGGCGAGGGGACCATAGGTAAAGGGAATGCCGCCCTGGTATTTTGCAACTTTCGTCTTTCGCCGCTTAGTGACAATGCCGCGGTTGTCCAGGTCAGCGACCAATCGGGCGAATGATTTCAGTTCAAGACAGCGGCGGAAGATCGTGCGGACGGTTTCGGCTTCGGCCTTATTGACCACGAGCTTCTTGTCCTTTGCAGCGTAGCCGAGCGGCACCGTTCCCCCGGTCCATTTGCCCTTCTTTCTGGATGCGGCGATCTTGTCCTTGACCCGCTCGGAGGCAAGCTCCCGCTCGAACTGGGCAAAGGACAACAGCACGTTTAGCGTCAGCCGGCCCATCGAGGTGGTAGTATTGAACTGCTGGGTGACCGCCACAAAGGAAATCGAGCGGGCATCAAAGGTCTCGACCAGTTTTGCGAAGTCGCCGAGTGAGCGGGTGAGACGGTCAATTTTGTAGACCACGACAACATCGACCTTGCCGTGTTCGATATCGCGCAGGAGCCGTTTCAGGGCAGGGCGGTCGAGGTTGCCGCCGGAGTAGGCGGGATCGTCGTAATGTTGGGGTAGGACTTTCCAGCCCTGCGAAGTCTGACTTTTAATGTAGGCCTCGCAGGCCTCCCGCTGAGCATCCAGCGAGTTGAATTCCTGCTCCAGGCCACGTTCGGTCGATTTGCGCGTATAGATCGCGCAGCGCAGGATTTTTCGGTCTTCAGCGATCATGGGCTTTGGACTGCTTATCCCCTCTGTTTGCGGATGATCTCAGCCCAAAAAACCGTGGACCATTCCATTTGGTGCCGGTGATTTTGAAAGCGATTTCAGAAAGGCTGGAATAGGTTCGTCCCTCCAAGGCAAACTCCTTTTCCATCACCACTACGCGGTAGGTTCTGCGATTCCAGGTCCGCACCAGCTCGGACCCGGGCTTGATCCGTCGGGGCAACTCTATCCGGCCATTCGGTTTTGCCTGGGCCGTTTTCACCAATTGATCGAGCAGCCGCTGGTGTTCGCGGGAGAGACCGCCGTAGGCTTTCTCTTGTATCCTGTGCGCGATACTGCGCCTTAGCAGGTCCGGACCAAACGCTTTTGGCGGCTCGGCCCGGAACAACTCTCGATATCGGCTGCGCAAATTGACGATTGGCATTTTGAGCAACCGCTCCAGTTCGGCCTCGACCTTTGGATCGGCTGCCCAGCCATCGACATTCGGGCGAACGCTTGTCACGACGCGGCACCCGACTTTGCGATCCGGTAGATGCGTTGGTTACCGACCTTCTCGGAATCGAGCTTAAGCTTGAGCTTCTTCCTGACCACGCCGGCAAAGAAGCCACGCACCGAATGCTGCTGCCAGTCGGTTGCCTTCATGATTGCGGCGATGGTCGTGCCCTTCGGCTGCCGAAGCATTCCGAGGACTGTTTCCTGCTTCGATGACGCGCTGGTCGGCTTAACCGCTGCCTTTTTGGGCGCGGCTGCCTTGGATGCGGCTGGCGACCGGGTCGCGCTTCGCTTCCCCGAAGCTCTCATGGTTCCCGGCCGTTCGGTGCCACGCTTTGCCACTCTCGATTTTGATTTGCTGGTGGCCATCTGGCTCTCCCTAAATGTCAACGACAGCATCACGTGCTGCCACTGACACAAGCCCCACGATCTGCGGGGCGAGCAGGAGAACCGAGGCCTTAAACGCGCGAGAAGCTGTTCAATATTGATGGCACATCATGCAAACAGCGGGGCCGCGAGTGGAGGTGGAGTGCACGTGGCCTCTCAAAACCCGCCACCACACATGCTCCGCCCGGCGCGGAAGTCGAGCAGATCCTGAGCAATCTTGTGGCTTTGTTCGCCCGCACGCAGCATCTTGTGATCGAAATCCCCAATAGTCGGCTCGACCCAAGCATTTTTTGTGGCGGCCTTCCATGGTACGGCCGACTTTGTCGCCAGTTAGAAAGGTCGGCGCTCCGAGGGGGTCTACACAAAGTCGAGTACCAAAGGCTGAGCCCCACGCCTAGCGGAGTCCGGCGGCTTCCTAGGCCACGCGGAAGCGAAGGGCTTTTGCGATTTTGCAATGAACGATGCGACCGGCCAGGGCCTTCCTGACCAGCGACTCGCGACGAAGCCCGTGTTTGCATTTGTCGATCTCAGTAGAAATCGCGCTGTGCACTCACTGAAACAACACCAATCTCAAACTCATTCATCATAGCATGGACAGTTGTCCATTTCAGAAACTGAGACGTGCTGTCGACTTGATCGTCGTGTTTGCCTTGCGGGAAGGCCAGTAATTCAAGGAGATAGGCGTCCAGCCAGTCGGCTTCTGTTGGAAGGTGGACCTGGCCAGCTTCAATCTTGAAGCTTTGTGCCGCCATCCGGTCGGCCTTGCTCCCTTCAGGTTTGATCCCGATCGGGCGCGGCATTTGGTCCGGGGTGTCTCGCTGGAGATCTTGCAGCATGGCGATGCTGGAACCGGCATTTTCCATCAAAATGGCCGACACATTAAATCGTGCGGCTAGGCTAGCCATGGTACGCCGGAGGTCGGGATATTGCTGCCTGCCTCTCCAGACATGCAGGAGGTAGTAATCTTTCTTGACCATCAGCCAGGTGGTGCAGACCGAATAATCATTGGAGTCCCCAGTCATCACCGCCACATCCCAGCTCTGGACGATGTGGTCGGAGGAACGCTGCTCCGGCGCCTTTTCGTATCGCCGAAACCAATCCTTCTTGATCATATTGCCCTCGATGGGGATGGGACGCTGCTGGTATTGCGCCGAGAACTGCAGGCTGCCGATTTCTGCCTTGATGCGGTCCAGGACGAGTTTGCCTTCGCGCGTCGGATGAAGCACCTCTCCGGTACGACGCTGGTACAACCGGCCGCGGCCCAGCGAGAACGTGGCATCCTGGGTCGCAATGGCGGGAAGGTCGAGATGCTCCCACCCGGCTGCCTCCAGAAGATACCCTGCGAGGTCATCTTCGTGCAGGCGCTGCATAACGACAACAATTGAACCCTTATCTTTATCGTTGAGCCGGGAAACCAGTGTGCCGCTATACCAATCAATCACACGCTTGCGCGCGGATTCGGACAGCGCCTCCTCGGCTTTAAGCGGGTCGTCGATGATGATCAGATCGGCGCCGCGGCCCGTCAATGTGCCGCCGACCGAGGTCGCGTATCGACTGCCGCCAGCCGTGGTGACAAACTCTGTGCCGGTGTCCCTGGCTGTACGCATTCCCGGAAACAAATCACCGTACCAGGCTGAATCGACCACCATCCTGAATTGCCGATGCAACTCCGCGGCGAGGTCATTGGAATAGCTGACGACAATAATGCGGCGGCCGGGATCGTGACCCAGCAGCCAGGCAACATAGGCGACAGACACCGACAGAGATTTCAGAGAGCGGGGCGGCTGATTGATCAGAAGGCGGGGACAGCGGCCGCGCTCCACCTGGAGCAGCTGATGGACGATCGCGTCAATGTGCCAGTTCGGAAGGTACGTGCTGCCCGGGAACACGGTATAAAAGACTTTATGGATGAATGATGCCAGGTCGGTTCTGAGCAGCGCACAAAGAACGTCGTTCATTTTTCGTCGTCATCATCGGTCTCAAAGGGTGAATTAGTCTCATTCAGGATCAACTGCCGATATCGATCGAGAATGGCCTGATCGTCAGCAGCCATAGTTTTTGATGGGGACTCCGCATTGTTGGTGCTGAGCGTGGCCGACAAGGACACCAGCTTCTCGAGAGCTCTGGGGTCTCCCTTCAGGGCTTTTTCCGCCAAGCGGAGCAATGCTGCCTCCTGGGTGGTAACCCGGCGTGTCTTGCGGCCATCGTTCAAGGTGACGGGCGCCTGAAGGGTGCGCTTGAGGTCGGTCGTGAAGTTCAGCGTGCCTTTCGGGCGTCCACGCGGATTGCCCGATTGACCGGGTTTGAACCGGCTGTGCACTGGAGGCCTGCCATAGCCGACCTTATCGGATTTATCCGCCATTGATGCCCTCCAGCGTCTCAGTCCGATGGCAGCCGAACGACGCACCGGTGTCCGCGTGTACTGCCGTCTTACCAGTCACATGCTGCCAGCGGCGGACCGTCACATCGACGTACCGCGGTTCGATCTCGATCAGTCGTGCCCGGCGCATGGTTCGCTCGGCGGCGATAAGCGTGGTGCCGGCTCCGCCGAACGGGTCGAGGATAATGTCGTGCATGTTTGAGCAATCACGGATCGCATCAGCGATCAGCGCAACTGGCTTTACAGTTGGGTGGAGCAATAGCTTCCCCTTCGACGAATTGCTCCACGTGTTCTGGCTCGGATAATCCCAGACGTTGGAGCGAGTTCGGCCATTCCTACCCAGCTGGACGTTGTTGACGTGGGGCGCATGACCGTTTTTTAAGACAGCGATCAACTCGTGCTTTGACCGATAAAGCGATCCCATGCCGGCGTTGGATTTGTTCCACACGCAGACATTTTTCACTTCGGTGTATTTTAAACGGGCGGCAGCGAGCAGCGGCCCGATTCCACGCCAATCTATGCAAACGAAATGAATGGACCCGTTGGCCGTGTGTTGAATGAGGTGCATGAAAATGGTTGCCAGGAACGCCTCAAATTCGTCTGCAGACATTTCGCCCGAGGCCATCGCAAACTCGCCGTGCGTTACCCTGCCGAGACCAGACACGTTCCCATTG